TCTGACTTCTGGCTATAAGCCTGAAGGTTTTACCGTCACAACGTGTGACGGCACCCATCGCCGGGCTAAACGGTTTTTATACCGTATAGCAGTGTTACTCAGGTGATCCTTATCCCAGACAAGAATGTCTGGCATAAAGAGTCCACTCGCGTGGAATTCCGAATGCTCCTTCCGGGGCATATGGAAGCACTTAAGCAACGCGGCATAACCATCTAACTTGTCCTTGCGTTTAACAGGGACAAGCGCAAAAGTTCTGGTTAGGAACTGATGCGTGTAACGGCACCACTTATGCGGTTCCGCTGCGTCAAGACGGCTATGCCACCCTAGTGAACCAGAGTGCCTAGAGACAAGGGGGAGCCTGCTTCCTAATGCAGTCTCCACCAAATCTTTAAGCCAGGTGCTAGCAGAGTAAAGACCTTCCATCCACATGTGGTTGGATAGGCTTACAAGGCCAGCAATAACACTAGGACTTTCGGCGATTTGTTGATCTGGCCGATGTCGGAGATATAAAGGAGTTATATCAACCCCTTTAAATGCTTCAACACCGCAGCTCTCCTTAAAGTTTCCTGAAAGGAAGCTCTTCTTAATGTTGACCTGAAGGCCAACATCTTGAAGCCAGTTCACAACCTGCTGTGCGTGTTCCGTGTGAACGATGATATCATCGCCGTACACACGTACACAACGACTAGCGCGCCTAACGTTCCAGTAACTAGGGGAGAACCCCTGGTAATCCAAGATGGCTGCAATGCAGACTACCGCAAAGCAAACACTTTGGACTGGAAACGTTAAAGCGTTACCCATTCCGGCAAACTTACCTAGGGTTAAGGAAGGCTTGGATGCCTCCTCAACAACAGGCGAACGACAATCCATCATTCTCTGATAAAAATCAGGGAACTGTCTGAAGACTAATCCTACGAGCTTTTGGCTCATAAGATCAGACGCAGACTTTAAGTCGATGGTTGCCCAGTTGTCGTAACGGGAGCCCTCAAGAGCCAATTTTTGGTTGAACTCTTGATGGGTTAGTGCGATGCTATTACTTAGGACACGACATGAGTCTATAGCAGACTTTAACCGTGAACTTAGCCCTTGCTGGAGAAATTGATTCAGCATAGGCTCAATAGTAATAGTCCGCCTTGAAGTAGAATTTTTCAAGACGGAAATAAGTTTCGCACTATCTAGTCGCGGCCGACGTTCAAAGAAATCCGCTTCCTGAAAAAGGACCAGATTCTCTTCATTTCCTGGTATTCTTCCAGCGAGACTATCGTCTCGCCGTAGACACCAGTTGCTTTGTCCTCCAGATCTTGGAGAAACATCCGCAACGAGGAACTCAGAGTATCCTGCCCAATCGGGGAGTTGTGAGTCGTTTCTAATGACTCGCTCCAGCTCTGACCATTTCTGGTTAGATCTGAAGCCTTCTTTGACCGCCCCTGGACCGTGTTTGTACGTTGCATAATTTGCTTCCTTTTGTTTGAGGGAGTAGAGTACGTAACGACAAACACGATCAATGTGATGATCATGCCTGTCGGGTATAACAACCTGACTTGCACGCTCGTCACACTGATAAAACTCATCTACCGCCTTTTGATGAAGAAGTTCTTCATTTTCTGGTGACAGACGAGTTTTCTTAAAGAGTAGAAGCACGCCGTGAAGCGCCTTCAGGATACCAAAATTGGTATCGTCTTTAAGGAGTCCAGTTCTCGAATCGAAAATCTCACAGAACATACCCGAAAACAAGCACGGGATTGTTCCCCCACGGATTTTCTTAAATCCAATGGGGCAGGTGAACCTACCGGAAGATATGCCTCTCACGAGAGCAGTATCCAAGGCAGGCAAAGCTACGGTAAGGAAACCGTAGCCTTCATTTTCGAAACGATTCTCGATCGTGATGATATCTCGATCGAGGCCTTTCACACCAGGTTCAAGTCTTTTGACGTCAGTCAAAAGACTTGTGAGGAGCGCTATCGGACTTTTCATCATGCACCTCCTATGGGGGTTATATGATTCCGAGTCCGCTAACGACCGCTGGCCGCTAAGGGCCGATACTGCCAGGAATCTTAGTAGATTCCTGTGTCACTTGTACATTTCCTGTTCCTGTTAGCGTACATGCTGTCATAGACAGTAAATACGCCAGGAAAGAAGTACGAATGACATTAGTAACAACGCGCTGAACAGAGTAAGCCAAATTGGATTCTCCATTTGTTGGATAAGCCAGTTCAACTTAGCTCTGAAACGCGATGAGCTTTGCAGTTGTGACTTGCGAATCGTCACGATAATCCGTAAGGGCTTTACAAAGTGCCACAATAGCGGCATCCGTAAATCCCGTGAGGGGTCGGACGATTGTAAGCGAACAAGACGCAGTGTATTTCTTGTTCACTCCCGTAACAGGGTCGGGTGCGACAACAGTCTGCAACATCTGCAGATAATGTTTATCGCCACCACCCTTCAAAGCAGCGTGATTCGTAATAACGGAATAACCGTTAGTAGCATCACGTCGTTCTGATCCATATCCGTCTTGCTTCACTAACGCGAAGCTAAGAGCAGGAGTTGGTGCTGCGGCTGCAACGTCTACTGGGTCGGCTAGCATTGGACGTCTCCTAGTGAAATGAATTTTAGGATTTCGGCCGAAAAACCGATTTCCCGGAATGGCTCGAACTTTGGGCAAGAATAGACCCAAGGATCGAGTGCTGGTATGCCGTTAAACTAGACGGCACGCTAGTACGTTTCACATCATAGATCGAAGCAACATCCTGACGAGTATGACACTCGTACTCGAGGATAGACGCATGACGATTCTGGATAACTCCAGTCTTGTACTGCGTCTGAATTCCATCGATACGGATTTCTTCGATTTTAGAACACTCTGAGTAATAATCACTGATGACTTTTCCTTTGGTAACAACGGAAAAGAAACCCCAATTGATTAGTGACGGGTCATGGTTAATTTCCTCCATAAGTTCGAGGTAATTACCACAACCAGTAAACCAATCATAAAGCCACGTCCACGGCACCAAGTTATAGATGTCGATGAAACGTGGAGTGATACCCGCTCTTTCATACCAAGTGTAGGTATAATGGAGCGAGGGCACGTTGATCGGAGGAAAATCAAAGGTCGCATTAACAACTAAGCGAATCTCTGATTCTCTGACGATCCTGGATGAATTCTTGACATTGAATTCAGTGCCAGATACCGTGTCATACTCAAAGCCGGAGACTCCATCCGTTCCTGAGGTTATTTCCCTTTTGGAACGAAAGGTCGTGGCCTTCTGAGAACGACGCATCAAGAAGTTAATCTTGTTGCTAATCTTCTCAGGTAAGGCCATCAACTCCACAAGATCCTTATATGTTTGACGCCAACCAAAGTGGTAAGAAAGCCACTCGGAAGGTATATCCTTCGAAGACTGCTTGAGATCGAATATAAGATCCCTAGTTGAATTCGAACGACCAAAAGTGTCAAACACCTTACGGAGATTCTCCATAGTGTTCTTCAGCTGAAGAATGCTACGAGGAATATCCCGAAGTTCGATCGCATTGCGAAGAAGCGAATAGTCCCTTGTGAAGGGACTAATGCCTTTAAGCATAGAGACAGAGTTCTTCACGGCGAGAGCCTTGTTGAACTCAACTTCGGAAACAGTAAGGGCGTCATAAGTGGTCTTGGGAAAGACTGCAGAATGCCCCTGCCAAGTCCAAGTTATCCGCGTATCTTGCCCATGAGGACCCTCGATATTAGTACCACCGAGGGCCGCACAGGTAGGGTTATACGGATGACCTGAGCTGAAATAACCGCGCAGGGTGTACAACTGAAGAATAGACCGAGGGGTAGAAAATAGATCGAATTTGAAAGATTCAAATTCGCCCATTGAACTACCAAACAGTCTTGTTCTTATTGTTGTATCCTTGACATAACTGACGAGAACCTCTTGATTAGGTAAATCAACAGGAAAGTCAGCATTGTACAAATTCTGGTAGTCAAGTCCTGGACTAAAGCATAATGCTACACCCCCATAATTTTGGGTATGTGCATAGCTATGGTCAAAGACATGACCCAGTCGAGACCGTGCATCTAGAACAGATGCCGTGCCTCGACTGCGAACCCGATTTGTAGGCGTTATAATAGAAGCCGAAACTTTATATCGATAGGTTGGGTCAATAGCGAAAGCTACCGACTTGATCAACGATATAGGCATCAGCTTATATACAAACGACTCAAGGCCATTTGCAGGAACAAACGTATCATGGCGGTACTCATATAATTTATGAGGATCATAACCTTCTGGGAGTCCACGAGTATCAAAACGTGGTCCTACGGAAAGTTTTATCGCCATGGTAACGTCCCTCCTTCTGGTGTGAAACAGGCACTACTGTTTTCAAGGCAGTAGTCAGAGCCAAAGCTCTGGAGCCCCCCGTAAG